TGTTTTACTCATAGTTTAACCTCCAGAGGTTCCATGTTTGTGTCAAAGTATTTCTTAACCTCGTAGGCTTCATTCATTGTATCATACCAGAAATTAACCACAAAGACCTCACCAGATTCCTCAACCTTGCAGACTAGCATGGCTTCAGAATCCTCTGGGATACCCGCATGGTAGAGTTCTTCTTCTGGAAAATCCTCACGAAGATAGGGACCATCTACAACGCCCCAGATCAAGGTCTTAGGTTTCGGGGGTTGCCTTTCAAAGAATAGACCCTTTAACCACTTAATCATTCTTTCAACCACCTTTCTGGTATCTTCTTATTCGCCCACAAGAACCCATGCTTATCACACCAATCTGCATAAGTAGTCTTAGACTTCTTGTTAAGTTTGTTCCGACTATTGCTAAACACAAACCTAATGTCAAGCTCTGGGTGTTGTTGCTTGATGAGCAGATGCTTTGACCTGTCGCTAGAAGTGAACCGACCCTTAGTCTCAATGATGATGCCGTTATGAAGCTCGAAGTCAATCAAATAGGTGGAGGGCTTACGCTGATACTTGACCTTAGTCTTTTCGTATTCAAACGTAAAACCTCCATCTTCTAATTGCTTTGCTACCTCATACTCTAGGCCACTACGAAAGTCACTACGTTTCATGTGGTGGTTCCCATAACTGCCCTTCGTACCTTCGTAGCCACAAGAGCCTAGCGTTCTCAATGACCCGATCTACATCACCATCGTAAGCCTTGATGCAAGCCTCATACATCTCTTGTTCAGTCTCACAATGCTCAAGTATCTTACCTGCCTTAAATGGACCAACACGATATAGACCAATAATGTTATCTACAGCATCACCTGTCAACACTTGTGTGTAGAAGAACTTCAGACCATCGAAAGGCTCTACTGTCTTCCACTCATCCTTGAGAAAGTTAAAGTGCTTACAAGGAACCTGAAGAAAGTCCTTGTCGATACTAGCAATCACAGTGCTTGGACCAAGTTTTGTAGCTTCAATAGCTATTAGATCATCCGCCTCCTCTCCTTCCGACATGGTGCAAGGGTATTTCTCCATTAGGTGATGTCTAACACAATCAAGGTGAATCGGTCGCTCACTCTTACGATTACCTTTGTAGGGTGCAGACTTACCAATTTCCGTCCTGAAGTTACCCTTGCCAGTGAGATACACATGGTATTCATCAGAGGATGGGAAAGGAATAGTCAAAGTCTTCTCCCAGATATACTCAATCAGGTCATCAGCCTTCTGACGTGCTTCTGTTGGTGTCCCATCTTGAGAAGCAAAAGCTGCTCGGTAAGCAATAATGTCACCGTCAATGACTACCTTTCCCACACTACTCATTAATACTCACTCCATGTTTCTTTACCACTCTCTGTGACCAAAGCCACTTGCTCTACGTAAGTGAAGCCACCAGCACGAGCAGCTTCAGCAAACACCCAAGACAAGTCCTGCATATCAGTCACACAACCATGCTCGTATGTAGTCTTAGTGTCTACACCGTCCTCATTCATTGTGTTCTCAAACGTAACCGAGACTTTCATTAAGCAGCACTTCCGATATTGAACAGTTCATCATTAGGGTCAGGCTCGTTAGTATTCTCATAAGCAACATGCTCAGTCACACCAACATTCTTCAGACGAACACCAGCACCATTGCTGTAGGTCTCAAACTGAACCATAGCTTTCGTCCCATTACCAAGCAGACCATCTTCCTCAAGAGACCACCAACGCTTATTCTCCGCGCCTTCCGTAAGGTTGACGACCCCAACAGGGCCACCATAGTTCACCTCAACAGGACCATTCTTGTTCTCAAAGGTCTTGATGTTGTCAGGGACTGGACGCTTAAGAGCGATATACTTACCGATACCAAACTCTTTATTGCCTTCCTTGATACGGTCAGAGTTCATCGGGTGAAGGTCCAAACCACCATCTACAAGTTCTTGGATTTGCTCCTCAGACGTGAAGTAAGCATTGACAGAGTATTGACCACCTTTGTCGTGGATGGCTTGTGCTGCACGAGGTCCATTAGGGTCGCCCATGTCGGCATTCTCAGAGAAAACCTTGGCGTATTCCAGAACCATTTCCATTGTGTATTTAGGCATATTTTTAGTTTCCTTTGTCGGGGGTTAAATCTTGAGCAGTTTAACGTCTTACTCAGGATTCTCATTTAGCCTTGTATAATACTATAGCAACCTTTTCTTGCGTTTTACACACAAAAACTGCATATGGCGGATCAGTGTTGCGAGAAAGACTCAATGCACTGATGCGTAAGATTTGCCATACTGTTCTTCAACTTCGATGGTGACGTTTAGCTTAAGGGTTTCATTAACCTTAGCCATTGCTTCGTGTAGTGTCTTGCTCACACGTTCCTCATCCCCTTTCCTAACAGTAAGTAAGATTTCGTCATGGTATTGCATACTAATATCCAGACCCCCCTTACGGCAGAACATAACCCACATATCAAATACGTAGACACCAGTAGATTGGTTTGTAGTTGACCAACGGTCTTTGTCATAGCGAAGGTTGTGGTAGAACCCACTGACGCCATTCTTAAGCCACATAGTCCCATCCTTGAGTGTCTTGACGTATTGGTTTTTAGCCACCTTCTTAACAGCCCAGTTACGGTCCCAATAGGCTTCTATGAGTGCCTTAGCCTCCTTCTCCTTCATACCTGTCTCACGAGCCAGCTTAGGCGCTCCTACGCCATATACACAGCTATAGTTAGCAGCCTTGTACTTACTGCGTAGGCTCTTGAGGTTGATCTCTCCAGCATTGTGCTTATCGATGTCCTCTTGAGTTACTGCACCAGCGTGTAATGCCAAGTCTAAGTGTGCATCATATCCCTCCCTACTCATGTCGTTTACAAACTCAGGGTCTAATGGTTTGATGTAGTGCCTCTTGGTCATATCCTCCAAGCTACTAACGTCAGCACCACACAATACAGTATCCTCAGACGGGGCTACAAGTACACCACGACACCACTCACCATAAGCAGCCTCAACACCCGGTAGATTGACCACAGGCGCTCTGTGTTGAAGCCTGAGAGTGTTTGTGAAGCCTCCTGCACTAGACACTACCTTGCCACCCACTTGGTTGTTCAGGAAGCCTTTCAGGACGCCTATGCGGTGACTGAGGACTGTGAGACCATCAAGTAGTTCGATAGCAGAGTCTTTAGAAACTAGGACTCTTACACTATCGCACAGATGACCATCCTTACGGACTTGTTCAATACGTCTCTCTTCTCCTGTGTCTTTGTTACGGACATACTTCCAAGTTCTAGGTTTCCACCCAAGACTAAAGAGCCAAGACTTTACTTGATCTGTAGAGTTAGGGTTGCCATCTTCATAGCCATCAACATAAGTGACAGGCCCACAAGTATCCTCTGGTAGTTTAAGCTCACGAAGTGTTTCAAACCATTTCATCCCGTGACTACTGAGGCTGCCATCTTTCTTGTATAATACTTTAGGCTTCTCCTTCTTCTTAGTGATAGGGTTCTTAGGCATTGCCTTCTTGAGTGCTTCTACCTTTTCCTCCTTCTTCTGTTCAAGCTCTGCAAGATACTTCTCACACAGTTCTACATCAAGCGTAAGAGGATTAGCTTCTTGCCCTCGGAGGCAATCCATTTTGAACCCAAGGTATCGGATAAAACGTAGTGTGTTATCATTCATATATCTCTTTAAGCCTCCGTTCCATCTTCTTCCACAAGAGCCAGTTAATCTTAGTGTCAGCTTCACACCGATGGGCATACTCCTCAAAGCTAAGGTTCTGCCAGTCATCTACCTTCGGTTTAGCTACACCAAGGTCTGAACCCCATTCCATTAGCCCATGACGATTACGCTCTGGATACAAATACCACGACAAGGCCAAAGTATCTACCCACTTAGTGTAGTCCATCGGGATACCAAGGATACGATTAAATACTACCATGTCATGTCGTATTGCATTGTGCGCTACCAACAAGTCTGCACTCTTGAGAACTGCTCTCATGTCGTCATAGTCACCCGTGCTGTGATAGGTCTTACCGTCACGTGTATAACTCAGGACGTGCAGCTTAGTGCATTCATAGGCAAGACCATCACTCTCTGAGTCAATAACTACTATGTTCAAAACGGTAGACCTCCTTTGTCTGGTGTTTCAGGTTCATCTGGCCCTTTATACTCTTGAACCATTGTAGTGTCTACGTCATAACGCAACATGCCAGCAGGTCCAGTTGTAGCAAAGGGTCGGTTCTTAGTCACAGTGAGATAGGTAGTGTTCTTTTCATCCTGATCTTCTGTCAGTTTATCACGCTGCAATTCCAATAGGACAATCGCTTCCTCTTCAATACTCTTGGCATATTTAGTATGTCCATCATTGTTGACATGAGAGATGCCGATGATTCCTACATTACGCCTCTTAGCTAGTTCAACCAGTTTAACCCCAAGCTCAGTCAACGCACTTGTAGCCCCATCGACTCCAGACAGATAAGCAAGACGCTGAAAATGGTCGATAAAGATATAATCAGCACCATAAATCGTAATGGCGTGTTTACACTGTTTAAGAGTGCTTTCAAGGGGGTCATGTGGGTCGATGTCGAACGAGATGAAATGTTCCTCTCCAACGACCGAGAGAAGGGCTTCTTCAAACTCTTCATCAGTAACTCCATTGAACTTCTGGTCTTCTTCAGTGTTTACATTGTAGCCTAACTCATACGTAGCCATACCTCGTGCTGTAGTAGATTTCATTTCTTCCATAGCTAAGTTAGCTACAACCTTACCCTTATTACGAACTAGGTCATGTTGCACATAACGGAAGAGGCTTGTCTTTCCTACGCCGGGGGGTGCCTTGACTACAGTGATACCACCTTTGATCCACCCACGCATGACCTTGTTAAGAGCCTCTACAGGGGTCTCTGTATACTCATAGGGGGTCTCCTCCCTAACAGCCTTCAACCAGTCCTCAGAGCCGCTTACAAAGCCTGCTGGAGAGTATTTCTTAGCTGCCCACCATGCCGACTTATACTCACGCTGCTTACCAGCCTGTAGGAAGTCATTAGCGTCTTTGAACTCCCCGTGGTTCATCATGTAGACCTTACCGGGAAACAGGTCAAACATAGTCTCTGCTACTTTACGACCCGGTTCATCATTGTCTACACTCAAGATGATCTTATCGAAGCTCTCAAGCCAACCCTTAGTTCGTTCCCAGAGCTTACCACTAGGGCTTGCTGAAGGTAGACTGACTACAGGGTTTTTGTAGCGGCCATCAGAGAGCATCTGGAAGGCGCTCATGGCGTCCAACTCCCCTTCGACTACAGTAACCATCTTGCTACTGCCAGCAGGGAACAGGTTCATACCAAATAGTTCATTGCCACGGAAACCATTCTTAGCGTAGAACTCTTTAGGAAGTTTGCGGACCTTGATACCACCACTCGGGTATGGATACTCCTGACGGTCATCACCGTAGGTCTTTACTCCATAAAACTCCATAGTATTACTAGTGATACCACGACTACCAACATACCTACCAACTACACTGGCGTTTCCATTATCTACAACCTCATCGAACACTGGTAACTCCTCTGTAATTGCTTTTGGTGTGAACCCCTTGGTCGGGTAGCTCTCCTCAGCCCACTCAAACTTATCATCTCTTGAAGGATAACCTCTGTTGCAACTCTTGCAGTGACCAGTCATCTTTTCGACATTATAAGCAAAGGCATCGGAAGAGCCACACGCGACGAAGGGACAAGGCTTATGTGTTATCTCTGTCATGTGGTTAGACCTGCGATTACCAACCAATTATTCCTAAAGGCAAACATGTTACCAATTAGGAGTCTTGGGTTTGTTTGAAACTTCTCCTTAATCTTAAGCAATCCCATGTTGTGCATGTTTTTGCCCAAGTTCTCATACACCTCCTGATTTAGATACTTCAGCTTATGAGTATTCCCGCCAGCAATGAATTTAAGTCGGGGGGTATAGTCGTATGCCTTTGTGCTTTTCTTTCCAACCACCCTGTTCTGGTTAAACTCAAGGTAAAAGTTTGGTTTCACATCAGGCTTAACTACAGCAAGGGATAACCGTCTTTCATTGGCCTCTTTGATACTAGAGATGCTCGGTATCTCATCAAACAAGGACTCTCTGTCGTTCAAAATACCTTTTATGTCGAACCTAGCGTTTATACTGTGGTGAACATCTACACTACGATCTCCAGCAATCGCCCAACTCTCCATTCGGCTGTCCCTATGATTCCGCTCTAAGCGAACTTGAGATACAGAAAAATCAGGTGGGCAGTTGTCTTCAGCTAAAGGATAGATACGAATTAACTGGCGAAGTTCTGGCGACCAACCCGCACTACAAACAGTGACACGACCCTGACGATCCGTCTCAGGTGATGTCTTACCTAGCATTACGAAGTCTTCCAAGATCATTTGTTTGCCTCTTTCGTTTTCTCAATCAGAACGTCACCATGACAACCATCAGGACAACACCAACATACAAGCAGCTTACCAGATAGCTCACCAGACTTAAGACGATGTTTTAGACCATCTTTCATGTCCAGATACTTACGGTACTTAGCGATCACAGTCTCACGGTCACCATCTTCACCAATGACAAAAGGGTTGCCCCAATCAGTGCCACGAGTGATCTTTACGTCAAGACCTTCAGCTTCTGCCCAACACAAGAGGGCATTATCAACAGGAAGACCATCATCACCCTTGCTCATGTTTGCTAGTGCAACACCACCCTTCTCAAGGATTTTGCGGCGTTTGATCTGACTCTCAGTCCAACCTTGAGCTAAGAAAGACTTAACCTCCTTGACACGTTGACGAAGGCGCATAACAGAATGACCCTCACGTTCACATTCGTCTAAAAGTTTGTCTTGCTCTTCAACAGGCAGTGCTGCAACCTCAAGATGATGGCCGTAGGACAGAACCTTTCGACGACGAAAGGTTTCAAATGTCTTTGCCGTTGAACCGGCCATCATACAAGTAGAAAAACTTGGGCCATCCCAGTCGTCACTATCTACAAGAGCCTTGCGTTCGCCATATTTGTGACCTTCGTTCCACCAATCACCCAGACGCCATTTGTAGTCAGAGTAGTCTTTGTTGAGCGACAGACCTTCTTGAACCCACTCTTCGTAGCTGGTCGAGTTTTTACGCTCAACTACATCATCAAAATCTACAAGACTTACTTCAGCCATATCTTTTCCTTTCGTTGTGACTCTTAAGAATCAATCGTAAGATTCTTAATCTTTAAGTAATATATATTACTAGAAGATCAATACTTAAGATTAAAACTTAAGAGTCTTTCTTAAGAGGGTTATACTATGTAGTAGCAACCTTTTTCGGAGCTTTCCACATCACATTTTGTTACTGAATTGGTCATAGAGACTGACGCAGTTTCTCTAACATGCCCTCTTCCCACCTAGATATTGTAGTTCCAGAGACTCCCATCTCAACACCTATGTCATCACAGGACTTATTGTCGAAGTATCTACCTTTCAGAATGTTTAGTTCTTTTAGGTTTAGTGTCGTTACTGCAACAGTCATAACATACGCCTCAAACTCCTTGTCCTCGTAGTCGTCAGCATGGTCGGGAGCATGGGCCATGTAGCCATCAATCTCAACAACCTCACCCTTCAGCACTTGTTCAAGGTGCCTTACCCCGGCCTCAGAGTAGTCTCCCGTTAGCTTCCCGCTACCCCTAGCCACCTTCCTTGCTGTATCGCTCTTAGGGACGCTCACAGGAGCTATGGTGAAGTTTAGGTAGTCGTGCACACGTCTGTTAGCCATGCGCCACAGTTGTGCGGGGTGCGGGTCTTTACTTCTAGCCAATACCTCATAGCAAGCCAGAACCCCTTCAGACACTAAATCATCAAAGTGCTGTGGTGTCTTATACTTACTGGCGAGTTTCTCGCACATAGTTACGATTTCTTTGTCGTTCATTATACTTCATAGTCCTTGTCACCGGGGTTACTCATAGGCTCCTCTGGTTCTGACTTAGCTTTAGTCATAAGAAGCTCGGAGTCGTCACCACCGTCTTCGTGTTCAGTGAGGTTTGTTACTTTCGTGTGTCCTACTTCTTCCGACATAACAAGTCCTTATCTATTTCAGCCAGAGCAATCAGGAACTTCTCTCGTAGTAGTGCTTGTTGTACACCTTTGGTAATTGTCTTCCAAGAAATGTGACCTAGCTGCATTGGCCCCTCTGGCATGTCATCTATCAGCCAAATGCCAAGTTCGTCAGTGTCTAACGTAAGGTTTAATAACGGGTCCTCACTATTAAAGTCTGTCATATCATCCTCCATAGAAATCAATCACACGGTCTAGTGCTGCTATGTCTAGGACGATAGTTGCCCAGTCCTCTGCTTCAGAGGGTAGACCATAACCCCTACGGTCACGTTTAGCCTCTAGTAGCTCACGCATCTCAACACAAGTCTCACGAGAGTTGTTCAGTGTAACTAAGACAACCTCATTCATTATTTCTACTGCTGCGCTTGTTTGCAGTACGTTTGTTAGTGTCTCAAGTACGTTCATCTGTTTCTCCTTAGCTTTTGCGGTGAATAAGTGTGCTAATCTCCGCATTATTATAGGTGTTTATCCTTTCCGTGTAAGCAGCCACGCACTGTAGTCTGCTGTACACATGTAGTCCTCAAGCACTCTCTCAATGGCCTCAAGGATAGTAGGGTCATCGTCATCAAGGCTCAGATCGTAGTACTTCATAAGAGATACAACAGTTATTTCATCTTCATAGTCGTCCCTCAGCCTGCGCAACATCTTGTCAAACCGTGTTGTGATCTTACCTGCTACGTCACGTGTTAATTGGTAGTCGCTCATTCTGTTTCTCCTTCCATAAGTGCAGCCCAACTCACAGGGTATAGCTTGCTCATCATTTCACTGATCTGATCGGCTACCAAACGGCTCTCATACTGTGTGTCTTCCTTACAACGTAGTCGGCACATGTCAGCAAAGGCATCAAGGCTACCTGACCAGTACCACTCAGTCATCATGGACTGTGGTAGGACCATACGGGCTTGCTCTGGTGCTACTCCACTCTGCAACAAGCTATTGTATACGCCAAGTGCTGCCCCCGCATAACCCCCTGCCTCGTA